CTAGAGGTCATAGATACCAGACCTGGCACAGGCTGGGTAGTAGACCGCCTCACCGAAATAGTCGGTAAGCATGGCGGCCGTGTAGCTATCGACATGTACGGGCCAGCTGGCGCATACGCACCACTACTAGAGGCCGCCAAAATTACGGTAGAAAAATACACTTTAAAGGATATTTGTCACGCTGCTAACAGATTTTATGACGCACTCATAGAGGGCCGTATCAAAATTAGACCTAACGAAAACCTAGATAGGGCCGCCCAGGCGGTACGTAAAAAACCTATAGGCTCTAGCTGGTTATGGGCGAGAAACGACCCAGCAGTAGACCTAACGCCACTATTAGCGGCAAGTGTGGCGTATCATTGTGCTACAGATAAAAGAGCTCGGCCTATCGTTAGGAGTGTCATATTTTGATAGCCTCAGCATTGCAGGTAATAGGTATTAGCATTACCCTCGTGGCGCTTACACTCATTAACCCTATTTTAGGTATGAGCCTTACGGGCATTTGCGTAACAGCTCTAGGAGTAATGCTAGAGGGCCGAGGTAAATAATGTTACGCCAACTATTTACCAGGGCCACCGTGCCCAGCGTAGCTAATATTAACGGCGGCACAGTAGACGCTTACGGTCGAGTCGGCCGTTTTGGCGACTACGTAGACGCCGGTACCTACGTAGACGAAAATACGACCCTCACCGTTTCGGCCGTATGGCGAGGTATCAACCTGATAGCCGACGCTATCGGCGGTCTGCCCATTCACGCCTATAAAAACGGCGTACGTATTGAGCCGTGCCCTAGCATTTTGCTACGTCCTGCATACCCAGAGACAGCAGTAGAAACATACTCGGCAATGGTCGGTACCCTAATCCTGCACGGTAACTACGTAGCCGTACTAGGGCCGCCCAATAGCACCGGCTGGCCCGACATTATTCACCCCGTAGCGCCTACTCGTGTATCGGTTACCCGTGAAAACGGCCGCCTCGTCTACAAAATTGACGACATGGTTTTTAACGCTAGCGAGGTTTTACACATTAAAGCGCATAGCCGACCTGGCAGCGACTACGGACTAGGGCTACTGCAAACTCAGCGCCAACTCATCGGCTCAGCTTTAGCCATTAACGAATACGCCGCTAAATATTTCGCTGGCGGTACAGCACCTACGGGCATTATTAAAAGTGCTAACCCAGACCTAACCCAGCAAGAGGCCGACCTACTTAAAAGTATGTGGCTACAGCACTACGGCGGCCGTAACCGTGAACCAGCCGTACTAAACGCTACTACCGACTTTACGCCCATCACAGATAACGCCCAACAGGCCCAGCTAATTGAGTCTCGTACGTTTAGCCTGACAGAGGTAGCAAACGCTTTAGGTATTCCGGCGTACTATTTAGGCGCACCAAATACCAGCCGCACCTACAGCAATGTAGAAAGCGAAAATATGCAACTAATCCGCTGGTCACTAACGCCCTGGCTAACACGTGTTGAGCAGGCCATGAGCGACCTACTACCCAGGGGACAGTACGCCAAATTTAATTTAGACAGTCTGCTACGAGGCGACACACTCAGCCGCTACCAGGCTCACCAAATCGGCCTAGACGCAGGATTTTTAACCATAGACGAGGTACGCCAAATAGAGGATAAACCTACCAATATGGTCGAGAGCGCCGATACCGAAACAATACAGGCACCAGATACAGCAGAATTACCAGACATGGTAGGAGAATATCTAAATGATTGAGCACCGTAACTATGAACTAGACCTAGAGCTACGAGCCGGAGACGACGGCCGTACGGTCTGTGGGATAGTCGTACCGTACAATTTTGAGCAGCGCATTAACAGCCAACTCACCGAGGTATTCAGGCCTGGCGCATTTGCCGCCGTAACACGTGCAGCTCACCGAGTAAAACTGCTCGTAAGCCATGACAGTAACGCCTTACCCATCGGCCGTGCCACCAAACTAGAGGAAACCCCAGCAGGCCTATACGGCGAATTTAAAGTAAGTAAAACCGACCGAGGCGATCAAATTCTAGAATTAGTCAGAGACCAAGCTCTAACCGAATTTTCTATAGGTTTCGCACCATTAAAAGATCGTAAAATGGCTACCGGCGTAGTCGAGCGTATCAAGGCTCACCTGGCCGAGGTATCGCTGGTTACGTTTGGTGCTTATGGCGAGGCCGCTGTAGTAAGCGCCGTACGTGAACTAGAGCAAGGCCGCCCAAATTCAGAGGCCGCCCAGGCTCTACTTGATAGCCTTAGAAAATGAACAGTACCGCCAAAACGGTAACTACTACAGCCTCGCTGGTCATCGCCGCCGACGACACGCACCGAACCGTATATATACACGTGGTAGGCGCTGGCACCGTATACTTGGGCGGCGAAAACGTCACCAGCTCTAACGGATTACTCACCGAAAAGCACACCGCACCATTAGAGCTAGTAATACCCCAAAAGCAGACCCTATGGGCCGTAACCGCCTTAGGTACCGAAAATTTGCGTATCCTCACCCCAGACGTAGACTAAAACTATGCCCTGGCATATCGAAACAAACTACGCAGGCTGCACCGGCTACGCCGTCGTTAAAGACGACGACGGCGAACTAGAGGCCTGCCACCCCACTAGAGCCGACGCTAAAAAACATTTAGCAGCTCTATATATTGCAGAGCCAACAGCACGAACCCTAGACCGTGCCGGCGTCATTGTGGATATAGACGGCACATTAGTAACAAACGATGGTACGCCCAGGCCTACCGTTATTGAATACGTAAAACAGTTAGGCCGCCCTATCTTTATTGTTTCGGGCCGTGACATTTCTACCCGTGCACCTACAAAAGAGCTTATAGATAGCCTCGGTATTGACTACGAGCAAATCTATTTAAACGACCGTAGTAACACGCTGGCCCATAAAAAAGCTACAGCTGGCCGCCTTATCGGTATGTACGGTATAGACGTAGCGGTAGAGAATGACGCCACCACGAGGAGTATTTACGCAGAGCTCGGTATAGCTGACGTTGTAAACCCTAATAGTATTGGTCGCCGTGTACGTCTCGAATATGCACTAAATATTATGCGCCGTCTGCTACCGTAAAATACAGAACATAGAGCACCCCACCCATAGTGGCACCCTCAGCCCTAAAAACCTACAAACCACGTTTTTACTATTGGAGAAAACCCACTATGACTAATTCATTTTTAAACGGCCTTAACGAAAAGCGCCAAACCAAAACCGAACTAATCGAGGCAACTTTAAACGCTGCCGCCGACTCTGACCGTGATCTCACCGAGGCCGAGCTGGCCAACGTTGAGGCATTGAGCAGCGAGGCTCGCAAACTTGACGAGCGCATTAGCGTTATCGCTGAGATCGAAACCCGTAACGCTAAGGCCGCCGAGCTGGCCGCCAAAATTGACGGCGCTACCGAAACACGAGCCACCGGCGGCGCACGTATCACCAGCGAGGAACCGACCTACTCAACACGTTCAAATCATAATTTTTTGACCGACGCCCTTAACGCCTCTTTTGGTTGGGATACCGAGGCTCAGCAGCGTATGGCACGCTATAACCGTGAGGTAGCTATCGAGCGCCGAGATGTTGATACGTCTAATTTTGCCGGCCTTGTTGTGCCGCAATACCTCGTAGACATGTACGCACCGTTGGCACGTGCCGGCCGCCCCACCGCCGATATCGCACGTAAGCACACACTCCCAACGCAAGGTATGAGCGTAAACATTTCACGAGTCACCACCGGCGTAGGTGTAGATTACCAGGCCGCCGAAAACGACACCGCTACCGAAACCAATATGGACGACACGCTACTCACCGTAAACGTGAACACCATCGCCGGTATGCAGGACGTCTCAAAACAAGCCATTTTACGTGGCGCAAATATTGAGGACGTCGTACTAGCTGACCTCGTTCGGGCATACCACACTAAGCTCGACTACGGCATTTTGAACGGCACCGGCTCTAGCGGTACCCCTATCGGATTGACCAACCTCAGCGGCACCGTCTCTGTCACTTACACAGACGCCAGCCCAACAGTTGCCGAGCTGTACCCCAAACTTTTGGACGCTATTCAACAAATCCAAAGTAACGTATTCCAGGGCCCTAGCCATATCGTTATGCACCCACGACGCCTCGGCTTTTTCTTGGCTGCTACCGACACCACCGGCCGCCCGTTGGTCGTACCTAACGCTAATGGCCCGATGAACGCCACCGGCACATTCTCAGGTCTCGGCTACGGACAGTCTGGGCAATACTCAATGGTCGGCCTGCCGATCATCACCGACGCAAACGTAGCGACAAACCTCGGCGCTGGCACCAACCAGGACGAAATCTATATCGTCGCCGCCGACGAGCTGCACCTATGGGAGTCACCAGGCCAGCCGACCTACGTACGGTTTGAACAGCCAGACGGCAAGGTAGCCGTACGTATCGTTATGTTTGGTTTCTCAGCGTTCACCGCTGGACGTTACCCGAAAGCCGTCGCCAAAATCGGTGGTACCGGACTCGTCACGCCGACGTTCTGACCCACACGGCCAGAGTAGCTGCTGGCGTAAACTTAAAAGTACGCCAGCAGCTAACCCCCACCTAGAAAGCAGCCGCCATGAGCCTAGAAAAGCAGATAGCCGCAGCTGTAGCCGCCAAAATTTCACCGGCAACTATCGCTAAAATGTTTGGTCTAGTTGAGGTAGCCATTAAAGCTGCACCAGCTGTAACCGAAATTGCAGACGAGGTTACCGCCGTCGTTAAACCAGCACGGCGTAAAATTACAAAAGGTAAGTAATGGCAATTACCAACGGCTACGCCACGCTGGCCGAGGCTAAAGCATATTTAAGCATTGCCGACAGCATTGACGACACAATGCTAGAAAACATGGTAGAGGCCGCCAGCCGATCTATCGACAATATCGCCGGCCGCCGTTTCTATCTAGACGCCTCAGCAAGCGCCCGACTATATCGAGGCACCAACCCGTATATTTTGACCGTAGACGATTTCGGTAGCACTACAGGCCTGGCCCTAGCTTTAGACACAGGCGGCGACGGCACCTACGAAACTACGCTCGTCTACAATACCGACTACGTAGTAGAGCCGTTTAACGCTTTAGCGATGGGTAAACCGTTTACACAGATTACGCTCGTCGGCGGCCAGCTATTACCCTGGTTGCTACCTAATCTGAGGCCGTCCGTACAGCTCTCCGCTAAATGGGGATTTCCGACCGTGCCCGACGACATTAGCCAGGCGTGCCTCATACTTACCGCCGACATGTATAAACGTAAAGACTCGGTAGGCGGTAACCTCGGTATCTCAGAGCTCGGCGCTATCCGTATGAGCCCGTTAGGCCGTGATATCGCAGCTATGACTAGAGCGTATCGCCGTGAGGTTATAGCGTGAGTATGACGCCGAGCAGCGTACGAGACGGCCTTAAAACGGCCTTAGCGACCATCACAGGTTTACGTACCTATGACATTATCCCCGACGGTATCGCCCCACCAGCTGCCGTAGTCGGTTTACTTAGTCTTGATTTTGATATGAGTATGCAAAGGTATCTAGATCACGGCGATATTGAGGTAATGGTTATCGTCGGCCGTATGAGCGAACGGGCAGCACAAGACAAACTAGACGCCTATCTAGCCGGCAGCGGCAGCGGCTCTGTCAAGGCCGCTATCGAGGCAGATACCACGTTAGGTGGCAGCGTGCAGACATGCCGAGTATTAAGCGCCTCACCTACTACTATTACAGTAAGCGGTGCCGACATGCTCTGCTATAGGTACCAGATAGAGGTAATCGGATAATGACAACGTACAAAGTATTGAGCGACAACTTTCGTGAGCCGCAAGGCTCAACAGTAACCGACGATCAACTAGACGGCCTTAACATTGAGGCGCTAATACTCGGCGGTCATTTAAAGGCAGAACCCAGCAAAACCAAAACAGACAAGGAATAACAAAATGGCCGTAGAAATTCTCAAATCGTGTACCGTCACTATCGGCGCTGTCGATCTATCATCGCTGGTTGATAGTGTCCAAATTACGCACGCCGCCGAAAAAGTTGAAATAACGAGTATGGGTATGACGTCCCGACGGTACGCTACAGGCCTCTCAGCCGACACCATGAGCATTAACTTTTATGTAGATTTTGCAGCTAGCAAAACAGAGGCAACGCTCTACCCGTTGGTCGGTACAACTGTCACCGTCGTCGTTAAACCGACCTCGGCCGCTACATCGGTTACTAACCCGACTTACACGTACTCTAACGCTTTCGTCGAGTCTCATACGCCACTCGGCACCGGCAAGGTCGGCGAAATTCCGATGACACAAATTACGCTCTCTGGTGGCGACATCGTTAAAACTACTGCCTAATCATTAAACATAATTA